GTAAATTCTTTATTGGAATAAGGCCTCGTGCGAACCGCGAGCTACTAGTATCGGCCGGGGCACTAGTACGGCTGTTTTCGTCGTCATGCCAGTCATCGCACAAACTGGACTTTAGCTGATTTCAATACGCTGGCAGCGGGCCAGTATGAGTTGAACTACCCATAAGGTCCGACACACTTGTCAATCCATCATCACCTGACCCATCTAACACATACGTAGGGTTGTAAACGACAGTGTCATTACTACGATCATAGAACTCATCAATCGTACCCACCATTGCTGGTGGATTCGATATCGTCGGAGGTGGGGCCAGTGCTGTCCGAAGACGTTGCAACTGTCTCAATCTCTCTCGACACCGACTCTTTGGCACTCCCGGGGGACATAGTATCGCCATATTTGCACACACACCATCCGAATGCTGTTTTGACTTTCACCATGAGTTTTCTCATGATTAGGCCAAAAGCAACGGAGCGGCACGTGCGCCAATGGACATTATCTCTCCCGTCCTGGCTGCAGTGATTGATCCGCGGAAAGTGGACAATTCCCTGTAAACATCTTCTGCCTTGTTAGCCCAAGACTGAATCTGCCCCTTATGCTTCCACGCCCACCCAGCAGCACTACTCACCCAGTTAGCAGCTGTATGCCACATGTCGGAAAAGTGGTGCGTTGTGTGTGGTGCCACATCAGTAAGATGAGGCGGCAAATGCGTGTTGGCGGTAGGGTGGGGAGTGTCCCCAAAACTGCCGGCGTGGTGGTTCTGGATAGTCTGCGTGACGATGAAGTCGTTTTGACCGACAACACCTTCCACAAAACCTTGAGAGCCATCACATTCCATAATGGCAGACCAGCGGACGACCAATTCCTTAGGCTCAGAGAACTCAATGCTGATATTAGTACTCGCATCACCCTCGAACTCAAGCAGTTGTCGCCGAGTCAAGTTGTAAGTTAAGGACCCATATCCATAATTGCGTTCAGTTCGAGCGTCATCATTGACGACTTCATAAGTTCCATCGTAGGCACCGTCAGTTTGCCGGTAGGTCACAAAACCTCCAACATCAGAAGCTTTCGCTCCGTCTTCGAAGGCTAGACCAGCAGCAACCAGACGGGTGCCAACCGTGGAAGTGAAAGACTTCGTCACAATAGAGGCATAATTGGCATCCAAGGCTCTGAAGAAGACCGTGTAATTACCGGTAGCTCCGTCAGCCGTCTTGGAAAAGTCGATGTTAATCTTCTTCACATTGGTGAGCGAAGTTTCATAACCCGCCTTAGCACAATGAGCCTTAAGAAACGAATCTGGGATAGGGACGGCCGGAGCCGCAAATGGGTTGACCAACGCAGCAATATATCTTGACTGCGCTGCGTGGCCAGTGTTGATGAAATCAACATTCGGGGATGTTACGGCACCCCCGGACCTAGCATTACTCTTACTTTTCACGTTAACCATCTTAACACAAAAGCGACAGATACCTGACAGCCGCAAACAGATCTTTCACAACTAGGTCTTCAAAATCTTGTACAACTGAGGGATTGAGTGCAAAAGCTCTACAATAACTCAAGAGGGCTCGATTGGAGTAGACGCCCGGAAGAACGGACACCTTCTCCAAACCTTCTTGTTTCATCCAGTAAGCTAGACCTCCCTTTAACTCCCCTTCCAGCCGCTCGTCTCCACGTGAGCTCAGAGTCTTGTAGAAAACTCCGACTAAAGGGCAGTCGCAATAAAGAGAAAGTCCGCAAAATCCGACATCACGCAAGTAATTGTCGTAGTTCGCTACACCTCTGGACGAAATGGCTATCATGTCTTTGAACACACTTGTCGGTTTCCTGACCATCATCCACCCGCTATCTAAGTGGACAGGTCTCATCTGACAAAACTCAATCTCCTCAACGCGGTAGACTGGGGGTTCAGCTACCATGTTGAATCCATAGGCCACAAAGAACAAGTCAAAACCCCGAAGAAAATCCTCAAGGTCAGTCTCTTCCATTATGGCTACTGAGTCGTCTCCGTTGTTGACTAACTTGAATTTCAACCCTAGGGTCTCTTTCCAATGCAGCAACACGGAAGTCATCAAAATCACGTTACCGACAGATGTGTTCATATCACCAGACATTCTGCCAGTTGCTTTGTACTCAAAGTCATAAAGATCTCCTTTACCCTTACAATAATTTGTAAGTTGGCACCTCAACAATTCATTCAACTCCTTATCCCCTCTCCACAGTCTCCTGTAAACAGAGTGTTCAAAGTTTAATGCCTGTCTCGATACGTGTTGATCAAATCTGCTCGCATCCAGCCCTACCGCTACTGGAGAGGTAAATGAATCCCATTTCCTCACAATCTCGGTAGCCATCGCCTGCAAGTTGCAATGCTTGAAGACTGAAACCTCCCCCCATAAAGCATCTATACCCGAATATATAGCCAGTTCATTTCTCTTGTTTATGTACTGACCGAGCAATATATTGTATTTAGGAGAACGAGGGGATATGATCCTCGGATCCTTGTCTGCAGACGCGACAAGTTCCCATTTCACAAAAATGTTCACATGCACATCTTTAGGCAGCAAGTTTCTCTGATCTCTGAGTCCTTGGAGAGCCTCTTCATAAACCCGGTATTTACCCGAGGGTCTAGAATCGACAAACTCTTCTGGACTCATTTTAACCACTCTTATTCCATCACACAACCGCTTGCTGATGCTCTGCATTTCACCGTACCACACTGGCTGTAGTCTCGAACTATGAAAGAAATCATGCTTGCACACGTCTAACATAGGTCTTGACTCAAGACCCCGTTTCAAATTACTCGGAAGGTAAGGATGATTCCCAATTACCTCTTCGTAATCAAATCCAGGATTCTTGATCATGAGAACGCGATTAACGATCCCAAGAAACATATTGTGCGACGAGGAGTTGAAACAGCTCCACTGTCCGACAACTCCGGTCGGACCCACATAACTATTTGGATGTCTAAATGACCTACCCTTATAATGCAACGTTAACCCTCCATTTTCCAACAAAGGGCCATGAAAGGCCGGCCAGTCCAACCTAGGGTTGGCTAAGCTCTGACTGGCCGCACGTTGCATAAGGAGTCACTCCGACACCCTACTAGAAGCACGGGAGGCGTAGACTCTCTGTCGTATGAGCGGTAGGTACTCGATCATAGCAGGATCAGACAGTTTATGCCCCATACTGGTTTGGTTGTTACCAGAGACCAAATTCCTGTACGTGGTCAAGAAAACGTTCTCATTCCAGTTACCATCCGTGCGCATGGTAGCGGTTATTTTATCAGAGATGAGCTTTACTCTGTGAAGCTTCAAATAAGACAATCGGTAATATTTGTAACACGGCACCCACATTGGTAAAGTCTCCCCAGGTGGAGTTAACAGTCGATGGTTAGGGAGGATCCAAGAGAAGAACCGCCCAACGGACTCTGGCAATTCAACCTGAGTCCAATTCCGAAGGAAATTCGGAACGCCATCGTTGACCTCATAAAAGAAGTTCAACCAGCCAGAACACAAACCGTAGTCTGTTGCCGAACTGTACTGAATCTTCCTCCTGTTAGAGTCTCTCCCAAGATAAATCTCATCATAAGAAACCTTTTGAGTCTTACCCTGTATGTCCCACAGACCCGCGTCTAAACGAGGTGGAGATTTCCACAACGCATGCCACGTGCCTTTCAGAACACTGTTGGGCGAACTCACTGAGCTACCTACACCACAGTTAGCAATGGCTAAACCATCACCACCACGGCCTAAGAACTCATTCCAGTCACTACGAGTAAATTCGATCGGTATGCTGGCATCTTCAGAAGAAGTGTTTCCATCTCTCCTAATGACTAAGCACCCTTGTTCAAATAGTTGACTTATCTTGTTGTAGGCCAAGTGCGTATACTCCGTAGAATACCGCACACGAGCCTCCGTATGTAAAACCAGATTCTCCTCTGATTTCTGTATCACCGAAGCTATCCTAGCTTCAACTCTTCTCTGCCGTCTGTACAGCCACCGATATGCCAGACGGACGGTGCACACCACAGGCACCAGGATTAACAAAGGAGCAAGTTTGCGCAGGGTGACGAATCCCGCGCGCACCGGCTCAATTGAAACCACCTCACCTAGTAAGGATTTAAATTTTCTCCCACAGGAAATACTAAATATCTTCCCAGTTTCCCAAAAGCCAACGGGAGAAGCGGAGACATTGTCTCTGCCACTGGCAAATGGTTGAAGTAGTCGGCGAGCAAACTCAAAGCCGAAGTTGGTCTCTTTTGTATGTACCTTATTTAGCAGCTCATGAAATCCGAAGAAGTCATTAGACCCCTGCTGTTGTATTGTAAAATTCGTCATTGATGTTTGTTATCGAAATTGGCCGTGTCAATTTGCACGAGATGTCTTGTTCCCCCAGTCCGCTCGTAAGACCAAAGTACTGATTTCATACCGCCCGAAAGCACCGTTGGTTAGTGGGTTGTGAACCCGGTCTAGCTTTTACACTCGACCAATTAAGATTAACC